TTAAATTGTTATTATTATTACAATAAAAATTTCCACCAACTTCTTTTGGAGCTCCTTCTAATGATGTTAAATTGTTATATATGTAAATATCATCATATTTCCCGACATTCTTATAATCTTGTTTGGTTTTTATTATCACAGATTCTAAAACATGGACATCGATAGGAGCTCCTATTACAACAGCTTCAGATTCGTTGGCACAACCGATTCCGGTTAAAGGTGTAGAAAATATATTTTTAACAGGTACTTCACATAAAAAAACTGTTCCATTGGTTCCTTCTTTTGAAAAGAGGACAGCTACATCTTTATCAAACGAAAATGAAGACAAAGGCTGTAAAGCATATTCCCCACTTTGTATTTTATTTTTCACTCCTCTATACAACAAAATTTTATCATCAGGATTAAATCCTTGTTCTTTAAACCAATTTTGCGTTTCTCCATAAATCGTCTGTATGAATCTTTCTTTTTCTTCCCCTTTAATTATTTTAGTTTTCCTAAAATGAAGCGTTTTACCAACTCCAAAAATATCCTTTGCTGCATACTGCAACCCTAATGAATGAGGGTGATTATTGCCAGATGTCGTTGCCCAATTCCGTACTAAATTATTTACCACTTCATAATCCATGTTCATTTTCTTTGACAAATTAGTCACAACACTGTTTTTGATTTCACTTGCAGGCAATCTTGTAAATTCTTTTTTAATTTTATTTACTCTTGAAATGTTATTTTTTTCTCTATTGCGTTCCTTACTCCCCAAAGATTGAGAAGTTTCACTAGATTGAGAAGTTTCACTAGATTGAGAAGTTTCACTTTTAGATTCTTTCTGTTCTTGCTGAGCTTTCTTCTTTATTTTTTCATATTCTACTGCATACCCACCTTCTGCTGGAATAAATTGTCCACCTTGAAAAAACTTTCCTTTCAATGTAACACCACCTTCTGGCGCTCTATTTTCATTACCATCAATAGTGTTATGTTTATTCAATAAACATATTGAAAGAATATTTTTAAATTCATTTATGTGTTTATATACAAGCATTAGAACCTCTCACTTCTTCTTTTTCTTTCCAAACACTTTTAACATCCAAGCATCTCTCGCATTTTTCCTTTGTAAATTTTTATAAACGGGAAGATGTTTCATGTCCTCCATTGTTTGGTTGGTTTGTTTTAAATATTCCTTAAACTCATCACTACCGATTGGAGGCAAATCCCAAGTGGATTTCAACCAATCTGCGTTTTCAAGTTTCTCATCTAAGTTTATCAAATCATCCATTATGATTCTCCCTTATTTGTTATTACCTACTTATTTCATCTCCTATGTTTGGAATCTAAAGAAGGATTATTCCAAATACTATTCAAAACTATACTATGGTTTCTTGGTTTAGGATCTGATTGTAATTCAAAATAACCTTCTTTGGCTTTCTTCTGCAACTCTGCCGTTGACATTCTTTTATATTCATCTTTGGTTTTCTTGTCTTTTACATCAACGCCACTTATTGCGCCTTTGTTCTTGGAGGCATAAAACACCTGCTCACCTTTCTTCTCTCCATATTGTTTTTTCATCGCTCCCATTATCTCTTTACCTTTTTCAGTAAGAGGATCTTGAGTAAAAATATCTTTTCCATTTCTAAAATTCCCAATCCCCATTCCAGAACCATCAAATTTTCTCTGTCCTCCACAAGCTCCTTGCATACCTACGTCTTTTGTTTCCTTTTTCAAATTTACTATCTGAGTGCCCTTACCATATTCTTTAGCCATAACTATTGCCGATCTAAAACTATCAGTGTACAAAGGTTCTCCCATTCCAGCAGGTAAAATAATCTTCAAATATTTTCCTCTTTCCAATTGTTTTTTATCAAAATCAGATAAGACATCTTTTGTTTCTGAATCTTTTTGGATCCACTTAAACCCAGTTCTAATTGAGTTTTCTCCGCTAGCTACAACCAACCCATCTTGTCTTTTTACCATATAAAATCCCTCTCCATATGGCAAACTTCTTTGTACTGCTGATTTACCTATTCGTCTTGCTTGTTCTATTGTCGAGGCTGTGCCCACCTTGCCTAAATCTGTACTATTATTTCCTGCTGTGACATAAAAAGTTTCTTCGTCTTTGGTGTCATAATCTGTATCTTTCTGCAACTTATCAATCTCTTCCTGATATTGATCTCCGGCATACCCCATTGCTCTTGCTTGATCTCTTTTTTCTTCAAGCTCTTGTATTTGATCTTGAACAGAATCAACAGTTTTAAAAAAGTTTCCTTCCACTAAACCTTGTCTCCTCAATTCAGCCTTTAATCCTGTTACAGATTTAGATATTTTAAATCCTTTATAATCTGTTTTTTCATCATCTCTTGTAATTATTCTCCCATTCTTTATGTCTTTGATATCGTGTAAGTACATTTTATCCTCCTATTTATATATTATTGACTAGCAAATACTGATTGCCATTGTTCTCTATTTGTGTTTGTTTTCTGATGACAAGAATGACATAATGAAATTAAATTATCTTCATTACAATTTTTCTTGTCATAATCTATATGATGTACATCTAACTTACGTTTTAAATTATTCTCTGGAGTTAAACAAACTTGGCAAATGTGCCCATCCCTATAACGAATTTCCTTCTTTAGTTTAGCATTCCAGTTATTAATATCATACAAAGGAACTCCAGAAATGCCCCCTTGCCAATTAGGATTGTTCTCTCCAGAATGTTTTTTATATAATCCTCTGTTTGCCAAAGTCGTTTGTTCGCCTCTCTTATTTTATTTCTCACTTCTAGATTTTTATATACAGATTTCATTGCTCTAGATACTTTTTCTTGAAACTCTTTTTGTTGCCATAATTTTTTCATCTTTTCTGAAATTTTCTTTTTTTTCTCAGGATGCTCTTCGTAAAGTTTAATTAAATAATTTCTCATTTTTTCTACAGTTTCTCTTGGTTGTTTCCTGCCCTTATTCTTTTTCACTATTTTGGCTACTATCTCCGGGTTTTTAGATGGATTTCTATCTCCTGAAAATCTTTCAGAACTTTTTCTTTTTCTTTCAAAATCAGTTTCCCAAGATTTAGATAAAGACAACGATCTTTTTATTTTCTCCTCGTCAGATTGAACTCTTCCTCTTATATTGTGTCCGATAATAAATCTATTTCCTGGTTTAGTATTATTACCACACCCACACTGACATAGTTTTTCCATCAATTCTTCTTTAAGAATTCCTGTACCACCATGACCTATAGAAATGTTTCTTCTGGCTTGTGCAGAAAAAGTTCTGTGTTTTTTAATCTCCATCATGCAGCCTTTTTATAAAATTCTTGGCCAGATAATTCTAAGAATTGCTTTAAATTCATTCTTGTTATTCTGCCATTTATATGTACTCTTGCTGGCCAACTCACATCACTACTTGCACGAATAAGTGGTGCAGCCCAACACCTGCAATTGAATGTAGAGCCTGGAAGATATTTTCCATAAGCTTTTATTTTTGGCTCCGGGAATAAAGCTTCTGGATTTGGTGCATCGCCCCATGTGCATAAAACACCATCCATCATTCTATGGCTTTTTCTTAATCTTTTATCGTGAGTAACTCTCCACACAAACCAATTAAGTCCTATTTGTTCTGCTCTCGCTTTAATCAACCCTGTGGTAGCTCTACCTGTTTCTGTTCTAGCAATCAACATTGCTCTTGACTTGGTGACATTTCCTGTCTTCATTATCTCTTTGGCTATTGATGCAGGTCTTCTGCCACTAGTTAGCCCACGATAAACCATGTCATGCACTCTTTGAGCCGCACTAAGAGGGAGAGATTTAATCAAATGAACATTGTCGGCAAGATGTTGCCTTAATATTGCACTTGTATCAGTTCTTCTTAATTCTTTTTTCAACAAATCAGACATATCTTTTGAGTGACTTTCCCATTGTTGTAAATCTTGACTGCCTAAACTATATACCATTCTTCCAGCTGTTTCTTCTGCCCAGCCTGATATTCTTTCCGAATAATTTTTCAAAGCATCAATAAGGTCAGAAACATCTTCAATTTGAATCTGTTTTGAAGTATCAAGTTTTTGTGTAAATGACCTTACTATATTATCAACTTCCGAGCTAACGTTGAATAAATCATTACCATATTTCTGCTCAATCCTTTTGTTGAGAGTATAATTTATAATTCGGTTTGTATTTCTTTTAGCCATAGCAATTTACTTTTTTATATTTTTAATTCCATGCTGTATTTCTTTTAAATGTTTTTCCAATATTCTGTAATACCTTTTTCCACTTTTCAGATATATTTTTCATAATAGGCTTTGAATATTCTTCTAGCGATTTAACCGGCATTTTAATAGGTAAATTGATTGAAGGCGAGTTAAATTCTTTTTCCTTTGAAGCAACCGGTTCTACCGAATCCTGTTCCTCTGGTGGTTCTTGGTTTTCTAAAACATTCTCTTTACCCAATGACTCTTCTCCTAATAACTCTTCACCTGCACCAAGTGGATTGTCAGGAGCTATTCCTGGAGGAGGTTGACCAACCAATCCTGGAGGAGGTTGATTTTCATCTTCCTCTTTTGCTTTTTCTAAATCTTCATCAGTTATGTTCGTAAATCTTCCTGTCACTCTTGATGTACGTTGTAATTCTCTCAAAGCCATTTCTTTTGATATCAATCCTGTACTAAATCCCGATTGAACCATTGACATATCACTATTTGCTATTTCAGATTTCTCTTTATCTGTCATCTGCCACAATGAAATAAAATTATATTCAAAATCTTCTGGCAATCTTTGGCCTAATATTGATAATGAAATTACTTCCAATAATTTCGTTAAATGAGGTCTTAATTTATTTTCTTGCTCCCTTAAAATATTGTCATAATAATTTCTCAAATCAGCATCTCCTGTAGAAAATCCAGCAGGCGACTGACCAAACAACCTAACCAAAGGAATGCCAGTGGCACCAGATATCTGCTGACCAAATTCTCTGAGAATATCAGCGACCCCACCAAATGAATATTGTTGAGTTTGGAAAGCATCATTCTTATCAAGCAAAGTAATTCCCTCAATACCTTGCATCTGACGAATCAAATTAAATTGCGCAAGAATGGCTGCTTCTTCTGAACCACCAAGAGCCAGCTTTTCCCTTAACCCATCAATCATTACAATTCTTAAATACGCTTTATACATTAACTGGGCTGCACCGAGAGTAGCGGAGTCATAAGATAATAATCTATCATATATTCTTTCAACTACTGACAAACCCCAATAATTTTCCATGTACTTTTGGTGAAATGGTAATGTAACTCCGTCAAATCTCATCACTCTTGTATGATGAATTTTTGCATTTGGAAATTGGACATTACTAACTGATGAATGCATTCTATAATATTTTGGTTTTCCAAAATCCTTGTCCCAATCAGTTATTAACTCTTGCAACAAAGGCTCACACATCCACCTATCAAGGACAAGAATCCCTTTAAATGTTCCTCTCCCTACTTTTTCCAAATCCAATGGTTGGTCATATTTTGCTCCATCAATAAGGATGACTCCTATTGCTCCGCCATATAACCGTGACCATTTAATTACATTACAAAGTGATTCCCAAACAGCAAAATCAGTCAATGCCACTTGCAATTTCTTAATAGCATCAGGTGGCATTTTTGATACCATATCAATA